GGTTTGCCAGTAAATTCTGTGGTTTTTGCCAGAAGGGCCTGGCCCTCAAGCGGCTCACCTTTGACGGTGATATTTTTGGTTTCCTTTTCGGTCGGGGCTTCGGTGGTGGCTTGGGTCACGGTTTCCGTTGCAGGTTGGACGGGGGTTGGGGTCTGAGGTTCTGCGGTAGCAGTCTCGGCTTTACGTCGTGGCACCTAGAGGGCTCGCGTAACGACCAACCCAGCATAGCACCTAGATAGGGGAACTGCAAGGTTCTGGGCGGACTATTTTCGTGGTGGCCACCAGGGGCGAACGTAGAGGATCGCTACGGGCTGGGAGGCCGGCTGCCAATAGGACAAATGTGCTGGTAAACGTGAGCATCTATCATCCCTAAATATTCCAGCCTTGACAGCAGCATCAAGTACAGCACCTTCTAAATTGTCAACGTCAGATCTTGCATGACCGTGAAATTCAATCCCAAATAGCGCATATTGCAAAGTTTCCCTGTCCCCCCATTGGCCCCTCAGAGCCTCCTGAGCGGCCTGCTGCCACTGGCGGTAGCGGGGGGAGGTAAAGCTGCGTCCCTGGCCCTGGCGGGGCCGTTCCTTGGGCTGTAGCGGTAGGTCAAGTCTCAGCCTCTGCCATTCCGTTTTCCCGTCCGGTCCCGGTTGACCTAGTACCCACATTAGATACTCGATTCCCATTCCCACTGGAACCAGCGGACGCATTTTTGCATTTGTCAATCAATCTGCATATTAGCACTCTCGTTTTTCCTCTGCCCAATCTTTCAAAAAGAATGTCTGCTACCTGCTCTACTTGGTAGACAGTAGGATTTTTGAATATCTTAATTGGCTTGAGGGTTTCCATTTTCTCCCCAAGACCTTCACCGTAATAGCATTGATCAACTGTGTCATATTTTTTGCCAGCACCAATTGAGTCAAGTAGTTCTGGATGATTCTGATACAGAAACCTTAAAACGGAGAACTGCCAAAACTTATGTTTCTGACTTGCCTTTCTATTGTATTTCATTAAGCGCATCAAGCGCCTGTACTGAAACAAAGCCTCTGGAAAATCAAATGCAGGATCCTCTGCTTTCAGCCAATCAATAAACTGGTATCCATATCTTTTGGCAGACCTCTCTTTGTACGCCGATTTCTCGACAGCACATAGAAAGGTTGCCATATCACGAACACCAAGACCGTAGTGCGTGTTATGTACAAAGTCTTTGATGCCATTTAGCTTTGCATCTCTGCCCCTGATAGTCTTATACCCGTAATGCACCCTTGCGTCTATCAGTCTTAGCATATCGCCAAAGAATATTTCCGATCCCTGGCCAGCCATAACTGTGCCCAAGTGCAGGCGCACGCTCTCTACAAGCATTGCACCATAGAAGGGATCGCTTTTATCTATCATACCCAGTAGCGGCCATCCTTAATTACACCACCCCTGATCATTGGTGGAAGGGTTGGGGTATCTGGGGGAAGATGTGATAAAACCTGTTTTTCCAGATCCGCAAGTGTTCCGTCATTAACAATGTGAACCGCAAACTTCCAGTGATCAAGATTGCCTTCTGACTTGCAATCGGGTGGGATATCAGTTGATGCAAATGGACTTGTCACAAGCCACATCTGACCGCCAATACTCTCAACCGCTTCGGCTTCATTCTTAAATCGCACATCATCTGCGGCTATATTGCGAAACTGAATGTAGCTCTCTGCTTTTCTCCTCCATGCCTTAACCCATGCGTCAAAGTCAATCATTTCTCGCACAAAATCGGTTGCATACCTCTGCTGCAACACGCGCCCCGTGATTCCAAGCGGAAAACCGGGAATTTGCTCATTCTTGTAGTCATAGATATATCGCCTTGCATCTTTTTGTGATATACCAGTAATTGCAACAATAAAATGAACACAACATATTTTCAATTGCTCGGCAAACGGGGTGATGGCGTAATTTTGCTTCATCAGAATTTTGGCTACTTCGCTTTTTCCAGACTGTGGAACAGGCGAGTAAAGGCCGATGCATTTAATCATTGGATTAGGGGTGATCAGTGCTGATAAGTTTGATTGTCCAGGGATTGCTGTTTTCCATTACTTTGACAGGAAGACCAAGAAACAACGGGGAGGAGTCTTTAACTATTTCTGGCACCAGTATTTTAGCCTCTTCTAGAAGTGTTTGAAATGCTGCTGAACCAAGCTCCCATGAAACCGGCCTTAAATTAAGCTTTGAATGAAATGCGATTTCATCCATCGCAAGGGTGCAAATAGAATTGTAATCCATTTTTAGAATTGCCGGAGGACTTAGATGCCTTATCTTAGTGTCGCCTGAATGGCTTAAACTAGGCCCGGAACCACGACACTCCGCTATCAGACCATATTCTGTGCAAAAGTTTCAAGTTACCGCACGGCCCAAGCAGTAAACATTTACACAGTAGGAGAAAAGGCAATGCCCCCTATTTATTAAAATGGTATGAAGTCATCGTCATCATCTGGTGGATCCTGTCGTTGTAGCAGTGGCCTCTGTGGTGCTGGTGAAGTTCTTACAGGTGCTGATGCTGGAGATGGTGCGCCAACATCTTTTCGCTCACTTGGCGGAATTGAAAACTCTGCACAATCCATGTAGAACTGACAGTATTCGGTTGCATCTTTCTTGGTCTTGTTCTTAATCGAATTAACAGTGCCGGAAATCGTAATTTGATCACCGTCACGTATGTATTTCATTGCCACTTCAATCTTTTTGCCATAAATCTTTGCGGCCGCCCAATGAGTTTGCTTTCCGTTTCCAGTTTTCCATCTAACACTTAATTCAACAAAGCGCCCGTAGTCTCCATCTTGAATTGCTGGATCTCCAGTAACGTAGCCAGTAATGGTGAGCATCAGAGTTTGATTGGGAACTTGGAATCTGTGAGAGTCTGATAAACCTTAAAGCGCTGAAGAAAAATGCTTGCGGCCTCCTTCAGTTCTTTTTTGTTGATCAGGTGAACGTGGGGTTCGCGCCAATCATAGCAGATGCAAACGGCACCTTGCTCAATTGGTTTCATCCATGGAACTTTTTTGGCAATAATGTTATGCCCTAGAGCATAGGCGCCAACCTGGATAATTGCCTCCTTGTATTTGCTGATTGGTTTTGGCTCTTTTTTTACATCCTTTTCTTTGTAGGATCTAACAGACTTGTAATCCATCAGCGTGTAAAGACCTTCAAACATTAAGCGAAGATCTGGCGTACCACCCCAACCATAGGGGCAATAGATCTCTTTTTCAATTAGCAGTTGAAACTTTCTTGTATGGCAATCAGCAGCACTGCCAACCAAACAATGAAATTCGCTTGGGTGACAAAGGGAGGAGCATGGATTCTCTTTTTTAATCTCCTTGATAAGTGGATCAAGGTATGTCATGTATTCATGGAGATTATATGAAATCATATCCTCGTAAGTTGGCCTCTCAGCAGCGTGGATAACACTCTCGCCGGTTAGGGCAATCTCCATTTCACCATGGATAAAAGCTCCGCGCCTTGTTGCTCTTTCAAGTATCTCAGTAGCATCCTCCCAGTTATCCCTCCACCATTGAAGGCTACTGGCCCTACTTGGATCAAACAATGGCAATGTTTTACCAAGAACATCTCCAACAGAGATGTAACCAAGGCCATCCTGCTTGTAAATACCATCCGCTGGATGGGCCATTACATTACCTCGTCAAGCGCTTGCTCAATTTCATCAATTTCCGGTGCATTTACCTCTTCCTCGGGAACTTCAATAATTTGCTCTCCCTTGCTGTTTTGCCCAAGGTTAAGCAGCCTTGCGTAGTCAGGCGTAAGCATGTTGAGAACTTTCTTTTTGTTCTTGATCGGAACATCAGAAAGCTCTGTGACATTAAGCACGGCACAAAGGGTTTGGATACCAATTCGATCAACACCACACTCTGTCATTTTCTCGTAGATACCAGCAAGCACCTCTTCATCTTCGCTTACCTGAGTATTGGGTAGCGATTCTTGAACAACTTGTGGCAGCGGTTCGTTACCATGACCCTGCGGTTCAGGAGTCCTAGTTTTAACAATAGGCTTAACAGTGGTTGCTTGACGCCTTGTGCCAGTAGTGCGACTTTCGGCAGCAGCCTTATTCCTGGACTCTTCAGAACCAAGAACTGCATCAAGCGCATCATGTTCAACAATCTCCATTGCAGTTACCCACAGGTAACGGCGAAGATAGGTTTGAACAGCGCCAAGATTTTGAATATCATGAGCACCTTTCAGGCTTGCACTTGACATTGGCGAAGTAATCGCCATTAACTGACCACTTTGGGTGTCAATAATTGTCAGAGTCGCCAGATCATCAGAATAACTAACAAAACCACAAAGGCCAAGACCTAGAAAGATCTCCTGAGTAGTTGGAAGAAAGTCGCCAAGCTCAAAATACTTGTATCCAGCAAACTTGTTATAGCCAGTCTTGGCAAGTTTTTTGCCCTGCAGGGCGATGCGAGCTTGCATCAACTTGAGGTAAACATTTGTTGGTGCGGCGGCCTCAGTCATGATTCAGTGGTGGGTGTGGTGAATGTGTGAACGGTAGCACGGCAACATGGTAGCAGTCAAGTGGATCTGTTGCCCATCTCGCGGTGCAACGCTTTGAGCAAAACATCTACATCAACGCCGGGAGGAATTTTCAGCATTTCATAGAAATCGCCAACAGTTGCATAGCTCAGATCACCATAAATTGTAATTGTAAGACTTCCTGAAGTCGCTGCAACACTTGAAATCCTGTAATTTTTTACTATTGTTCCATAGGCTATATCCTCGCCAACGGAAATTGCGCCCCTGCTTTCTAGATCTTTTCTGTCAACATAAAATGCGCTTCCCTTTAAGAAGTTAAAGCGCTCTGGTGTTGCAACTGCAATTCTGTTTGCATCTGCAACCAGGATACCCTGGCCTGGATTACGACCAAAGAATGATTCAACGGAAACTTCAAGCATTGGGGTTACGCTCCTTCATTTTTTGGTGGATACGCTTAAGCATTGAGTCGATTGACACTCGATTAAGCAAGAAATCTTCTATAAATTCATCCTGACTAATCCCAAGGTTTTGGAAAGAATGGAATGGATCACCGGGGTAGACTATCGCTAGCTCTACTGTTGTTGTCATTCCGCCAGCTACGTCAGCGCTTTTAGTGACCTTTGTATAATGTGTCGCTGCATGACCAGCCCACATACCACCAAGCCCTGGGTATGTTACAAACGAACTCCCATTATTGTAGTAGATAAATGGCTCCGAAGGAGAATGGGCATTAAAACCACTTGAGTTAGAGCCAAATTTTGGTCCATTAAACTCTGTCTCATAAAGCCGGCGGAAGTTTTCTGGATACATCCATTCTGCATCTCGCTGCATTTGATTTCTCACATATTCCCTTGCAAGCTTTTCGGCTGCCGAAAAATCATTGATGCTCATTGGTTGCTCCACTGGAAAGTGCGCGTACATTTATAGCCTTACTTCTTTTTTCCATTTTCCTATAGATCGCCTTCATCAGCGACTCGATTGAAAGACTTGTACCAAGTAGTTGATCAACAAGTCTGTCAAGTAGCTCTTGATCGACGCCATCGTTTATCCTAATATCTCCACCAAACTGAAAACCAAGCTCTAATTCCACATCATTAGGCCCATGGATCGTTTCTCGATACAGGCTGCTAATGCTTGTTACATCAAGAAAATTGGGCCTAATAGAAAGCTCTGACTTGGTTGGGTAGCAGCTACCAGAAACACTGTACTCACCATTTGACCAAATAGCCTCTGCACCGTTTGACAAAAGAATGTGGCTTCCACCAGAGATTCTTGAAATGTTGTCTGTTATAATGGCCATAGTTTTTCAGAAAGAGAAAGGCCCGAAAGCCGGGCCATTTACTTGAAACGGAAATCAGAACAGAGCAACATCCTCAATGTCACCATCCAGAAGTTCCTGAAGATCCTGTTTCGCTTTTGCTGTCAGAGCCTCAAGTCGCTTGATTTCGAGAATCCTTTGCTTAATGATCCTTTTCACTTGCTCCGATTTACCATTTTCAATTTCAGCCAGGGCCTCTTCAAAAATTCCTCGCAGGGAGTCTGGTGCAACAACCTCAACCGCTGGCTTGGTGGAGAGTGCGGCTTTGTTGGTTTCTTCGGTCATGGGGGGCGTTGCCCTCGTTGGTGTACCTATCCGTTGTAGCATGGCGGAAGCGGATCTGTCAAGCGTGGCGACACTAGCAAGCACCAATCTCAACAGGATTCTAAAACTTACAGCGAATATGCTGTTTGAAAAAGAAGAAGACCCAAAAGATGTTGCAAAATTGCTCCAAGGCTTTGTTACTAATGCAATGGTTCGTAGTTGGTATGAGGATTACTGCAAGACAAATGGAATAAGTCAGGACACAAACCTTAAAACGCACAAGCGAAGATTGCCTATGCCTCCGATTGATTGGCAGGCAGTTGAGCTAAAAACGCTCGATGAAATGCTTGCACCAGTGCCAGAGGAGCCGCCAGAACCGAACTGGTAGCAGGGGGTTTAGGGGGTGGGCTAGGCTGAAATCCCGGTGCGGGCGTTGCCGCACTTTCACCCTCCAAGATCTAATCATGGCACAAACAGTTGCGGCAACATCAAATAGCCAGTCAATCGGAAAAATGCCAGAGACTATTCACGCTCTCCTTGCTGACATTGCTAATATCAGGCTCACGATTTTAACGAACGCTCCCGGTTGCCTACCCCAGATCGCTCCCGCCTTGATTCATGCGGAAGATCAGGTTAACAGCCTTTGGCGCAACTAGGATCTCCTCCTATTCCTGTTGCGGTTTTTCGCGCTGATTTTGTCCTTGTTTATCTCTTGCATCATGAGTCGGATCCTCTCGGATTCGGCTCTATTTTTTTGATCATTCATTGCAGCTTTAGCTTCCTCGTATCCAGGTGTTGCAAGTTCGGGATGCCTTTCAAAAATTAGCGTCCAGTTTGGCAGTGGGTGTGAATTAGGATCAATCATAGTCGGTCAAACACAACAGAAGAAACTAAGTCAATTTTACAGCCAAGTATCCCAGTAACGCCGTTTCTATTTTTGGCAACGGAAATAGCAAGCTCGTATGGATCCATCTCCTGATCGTAATACCCCGGCCTGAACAAAAAAATAACAATATCCGCATCCTGTTCAATGCAGCCAGAGCCTCGCAGATCTGCAAGATTGGGCATTTTTTCAGATCTCTGCTCAACACCACGATTTATCTGACTTAGCAAAATAATATCAATACCAACCTCCTTGGCCACACGTTTTAGGGATGCTGTAACCTTACCAATTGCCGCAGAATCATTGTCAGTACCAGTGCAGCCATCAATAAGATGCAGATAATCAATAAAGATTCCGCGAAGTCCAGGTCTTGTACGAGCTACCATCCTAATTGTTGCCACAATCTGATTTATGTCTTGGCCAGCATCCAGAATGTCAAACATCTTGGCAAAAGTTGAAGACTTGATCGCCTTCAATCTTTCTCGCTGTTGCATATTGCATGACCTTTGCTGTAACTGATACAACCTTATTGGATCAACAATTTTACCTGTTGCCTTCATTTGCAAAAAGTCAAGACAACAGATTGACTTGTATTCAATTTGCTTGCGTGGCATCTCAAGACTAAAAAAGACAACGTTGTTGCCAGTATCAGCAAGGTGCGTTGCAAGAGTTACAGCAAGCGTTGTCTTACCCATGCCCGGCCTTGCAGCAATTACAATCAACCTTCCACCATAAGCGGAGCCAGGTCCAGCAATACCACCCTGGATGGTTTTATCAAGAACGTCAATACCAGTGCTAACACTGTTGTCATCTGGTATGGGTCGTAGCAGTTCGTCAATTGTATCACTCCAGCCACCATCCTTGCTTCTATCTGTAGACGCATGGCCCCAGATGTTTTGCTGTTTCTCGATTAAAGCTGGAATCCTTTTCGTAAGAAGATCATGACTAGGTGGAGAATCCAGTGAATCTACGATGGTTTCCGAGCAGTTTCTAAGATGACGCCGCGCAAGCTTTATACGCCAAAGCGGAATAACAGAATTAACAAGAATGTCATACGAGTAGGCGCCAAGGAACAATCCACTAGAAGACCTGGCCCTATCAATAACATCGGCAGCCCTAAGGTTTGTTTTAACAAGTCCGACCTGTATAATTGCGTCTGCCTTAATCGCAATTGACCCAGGCATTACAAAATCTTCCTTACCAAGCGAAAGAATTGTCTTGCGAATGGTCTTGTAGACAAGCAGCCGCACATCATCTGTAAACCAAGAATCATTAACAGAGGAAACAAGCTTGTACACCCACGACGAAACCTTCTCCTGAGATTCAATGGCATCGACACAAAAAGCAATGAACGCATCTTCTAGGTGTCCTGTTTCCCAATCACGCATGAATGGGATCAGTTCTTCAACGTTCTCAAACTTCATGTAAGAGTGTAGACGACTGGGTTCGTAGTGCTATTCCGTCCGTTATTCCTTGGGTTCCTGCCAGCAAGTTTATCAATTGTTTCCTGGTGTCCTATGAATCCAAGTGATTGCCAATTCCTTTCAGAAACGTAAGAACAGTATTCCGCTAGAACCCCAACACTCCTTGCATACTCTAGGGCTTTTATTGACGTTGCTGTAAGCCCTGGTGCAAGTTTTGGGTATGCCCTCTTTCTGTTTGCCTGCCATTGTTCAAGGTCGCTTCTGTAAGGTTCCAACCATTCTGGTAGTACAAGTTTCCTTTTGCCGTTCGATTTTGTTGTTTTGGGGGGTGTAGGGGGGTTCTTTTCTAATTCTTGTTCCTTGGTTCTTGTTCCTCCCCCCCATTTGGGGGAGGGGTGCCCTCCCGCTTTTGGGGGAGGGGTCGTTTGGGGGAGGGGTGCTTTTGGGGGAGGGGTCGGAACCTCGGACCTCTCGGATCGAACACGGAACATTGTTGACCTTCCGGGTCTTTCAATTCTTGTTATCCATCCATTTGCTACAAGCCATTTACGTGCCTCCCTTATATCATCAACATCCATCCCACATTCTTCCGCCTGTCTGTCAACTGATGGCCAGGCTGAATTGTTCTCGCCTGCATAGTGCCAGAGCCACAAGTAAACAAAAACTGTTCCCTTGCGCTTCTTGCATTGTCTCAGCAGTTCAATTGGTGCAAGTGAAAACTGTTCCCTTGTGATAACCGGAAGCTCGCCTGTCATGTTAAATGGTTTTGGGTTTGATGGTTCGCCAAATAACCTTATACGCTTTAGGGTGCCAACTGATAAAGCGTTAACTCACCAGTGGACCTATTAACATGAACGTAGCCAAGTCGCAACAACTCTTCCAACACCATTAAGGTGTGAGTCGCGGTACGATCGCTGCAAATATTTTTGTGTATCCAGTTAAGAGTAAAGTGAAGTCCCACCCCAGGCGTAGAACGCTTGTATGCAACAAGTGATGCAAGGAGCCCTTTTGCCTCAAGACTTAGTATGTTGCCCAAAAAAGCTTGAAGCAATCTACTGTCGGCATTATTGTCAAACATCAGATTACGCACCCTTCACGACACTTAGAACGAGCGCCATCTGCTATAATTCTTTCTTCTATTTCCACTGCCTCCAATCCCTTGTAGATAAGCCTGCGAACATGAGCGGAAAACCCAACATATTCCGGCTTTGTATTTTCCAGTCTGTCAATTAAGCTATCAGGCAGTGAAATTGATTTTCGTGCCATAACCGCAAGAACTGGTGCGTGAATTGCCAATACATCATACCTCTTCCCACTCCCCCTGTCAACGGCCCTAGAAGCCCTCTCGACTGGCCTCCGGCATCAACCACCCTAGAGAGCCATTCAAGCCGCCTTGCTGTGGCGCCTGGTGGCCGATCCGGTGGGTTGTGGGGCATCGGTTGACCCTATGCCTCCCAGGTGCCGGCTAGTGCGAGTGGACGAAACAGAAAGTGTCACATTCAAGTTGCACTGTTCCCCATCTATGACACTTTCAATAAGTGCCAAGTTTTTGCAAGCACATGGCTGCAACAGCTACAAAACAACAGAAACCAGCAGCGAGGATTTTAACAATGCCAAGTGTGGAATTTGTTCCTGGTGACAGGGTTTATGCAAGATGGTTTGGTGATGAAATTTTAATTGTTCAGGGTTTAGCAGAAGTTGACAGTCCGTTTCCGCATTATATTTGTTCGCTTGGGAAGTCTAAGTTTGTGATTTCTAAGCTGCACCTCTCTACACAGAGAATTATATCTGAAACAAAGGACAGCAATCGTCGTCAACTCAGGCTGCCACTTTGATGATGGAAGAATCACTCGCCACTACAATTACCAGGGAACTTGAAAGCAAAAAAGCTAATCCCTGTGTCATACCTATCCATTGGGAGATTGGAATCGAGAAACTGAAATCCTGTTTTGTGACCGGTCTTGTAACAAGAATTGATCCCGGTTCGTTCCTGCTTGCCAATCTTCCTGTTAAGATCAGTCTAGACAACCCCGACGTACTCAATCTCGTTACTGAGAAAATCAATGCTTAAAAACGACAAGTGGATCATTGAACAGGCCAAAACAAACGGGATGATTCATCCATTTGTTGGGTCGCTAATAAGCGTCGATTCCGAGTTTCCAGGAATTTTTGGCAACGTCCTGAGCTACGGTGTAAGTAGCTTTGGTTATGATCTGCGGCTTTCCGCAAAGTCTTTCAGGATTTTCCAGCATGTTCCCGGAACTGTAATGAATCCGAAAGCCTTTAACGAGGAGAATCTTCGAGATGTTGTGCTAAGGGAGGATGAATATGGTGAGTATTTCATTCTTCCTGCTCATTCGTATGGCCTTGGCGTTGCAGTTGAAAGACTTACCATTCCAAGGAGTATAACTGTTGTTTGTATTGGAAAAAGTACCTACGCAAGAATGGGTATTATATTGAACGTAACACCAGCAGAAAGTGAGTGGAGTGGACACCTTACACTTGAGTTTAGTAATTCAAGTGGTGCTGACTGCAGGTTGTATGCAAATGAGGGGGTCTGCCAGGCCCTGTTTTTTGAGGGCGAAGACTGTCTGACAAGCTACGGCGACCGATCCGGCAAATACCAGGGGCAAGAAGAATCCGTTGTCACCGCAAGGGTTTAGCCTGTTTGCTTCCCTTCTATTGTAGAGCATGGTATAAAAGGCTCGGTTTCCTTTCCTGATCATGAGCCTTAGCGACTATCTCAACTCAGTTGGGAGGGTGCCCCTTTTAACAAGTGATGAGGAGATAATACTTGGTGGGCAGGTCCGAGAGATGGTTCGGATTCTTGAAAAAAAGCAAGAGTCCGAATTAACAAGAGAGGAAATGCGATTGGTGAAGATCGGTCGTAGGGCAAAAAATAGAATGGTAACTGCAAATTTGCGTCTTGTAGTCAACGTAGCAAAAAAGTTTAGACCACAAACGCACATGAAAATGGAAGACCTACTGCAAGAGGGAAGCATTGGTCTTATCAGAGCCGTTGAAAAATTTGATCCAACGAGAGGATATAAATTTAGCACCTATGCATACTGGTGGATCAGACAGGGAATTACAAGGGCAGGGGAAAATCAAGAAAGCGAGATCCGTGTTCCATCACATATTCAGAGACTTACAAAGCAAATCGCTGACGTTCAAGCGGAAGCTTTTAGGCAAACCGGCAAACAGCTTTCAGTTGAAGAAATAGCGAAAGAAATAAACGAACCAGATCCAAAAAAGATTCAACATGTGATAACTAGTAAAATCAGCACATTCTCACTTGATATTAACACACTTGAAAGTGATCGACCAAGCTCGCTACTAGATATTTTGAATTGTGATAACGAAGCTCAAATAGAGGAAGATGCCGATATTCAAATGAAAATTGATTTGCTGATGATGGCAATAAATGCAATTGAACCAAATGACAGCTTGCTGATTAAAAAAAGATTTGGGATTGGGTTTGAAAAGGTTCCAGTTAAGGATCTTGCTGTTGAGTTTGGTATGTCAGCCCAGGGAGTAAGAGAGAGAATCACCAGAACCCTTAACAAGATAAGGGTCGTTATTGGCAGGTTCTGTTAGGGTTTGATGCGGTGGACCCACATGTTACGCTGACTGCGATCGACACGCTTTCTGTTGTAAATCTTTTCTGCATCGTAAGCGCTTGAAGATGCTACGCAAGCAGCATAAACACAAAGCTCACTGTAGAAGCCGTCATAGAATTTAGAGCTACCGTCATACCTCCACCTAGGCGCATTAAACTCACTCCATGGATCCTTTACGTTAAACGAAAACTTACTATCTACCTCCTTCACTCCGTCAAGGCAAATTACATGGCCGCTTCCAGTGAACCATCCGTGAACAATTAGAAGCTCACCGGCTTTTAACCATGTAATTGCGTCCCTCAGTGATGCATCTGGCACAAACTCATACTTTACTTTGTAGCTTCTGATTACATCGCCCATTGCATCGGGCGAGCCAGCGGCTCCTGGACTTATCTGCAAAAGCTTTTGCCTGATTCCGTAGATATTTCTATCGCCAACCGCCATTGCAATGCAGGCGGATTGACAGGTTGACGCATCGGGTTGGCTGAGGTTCAGTGCTTTTACAAGCGTCTTCCATTCAGTGATTTTTTCCTTGATCTGTGCCTGTCTTATCGGTGCGCTAGATAGTCCAGCACTACGCCACAATTCGTCAAGCTCAGACCCCTTTGCCAGTGCCTCTGGATCCGCTTTTGCGAGTGCATCAATTACAGCATTGAACCAGGCAGCTTGAAGCGGATTCCCTTTGTCAAAGTGTTGCAGGTAGTCGTTCACTTTCTGGGCTTCAGGGGGTAACCCAGTATAGCGCGCTATTCGGAGAGCAGTCTAATTTCTCCAGTCGTAACAAAACTGGCGGAAGCTTCAACGGCACCATCTACGCTAACCTGAATCCCAGAACTTGTAATCAGAATTGAAGTCTCAAAGAAAATTGATGCATTTGCCCCAAGCCTTCCATTCTCGTATGATTCACGACTTGCTTGCTTAAGGTAGAATCTTGCAGACCCAGCAGATCCGTATTCAGTAAGTTGCACAAGTCGTAACATTGCGTCTATATCGTTTCTATCGCTTGAATCGTATATGTCAACAATGAAATCCATTGTGCCGGATCCACTGACAGTTGACTTAATATGTGTTCCAAACTTTTCGCCAAGTGATCCCGTATCAATTTCTGATGCAGTCCTGGAAAATTCCCATTTCTTCATCTCTCCCTGAATCCTCCAGGGATTCTCTGTTGCTGCAGCTATGTGAGCGGCTGCTACGGCGGGCCATGCACGCAATCTTGTTTCACTTGTGGTTGAGATGCTGCTTAGCGTTGTTTGAAAGCTTGACAACAGGGATCGCTGAGTTGCGTTGCTTGATGCGACAAGGACAACCGGTTTCGTTGTATCAACACTGGAAAGAAGAATCCTTGTTTCATTTCTGTTAGAAAGCGCACCATCGCGTGTAGCGTGAAAAAAGATCCTATCAAGTGGATCACGATAAATCATTCCACCAAGCACACCAGTAGAATGTATGATAAAAACCTCTTCTGCAAATAGCCAATCATCGTAGTTGACTGTAATGTAGTGCGAGCCTTTATTGACGGCAATCGCAGGAACAATAACAGGCTCAGGCGATGTGCGTTGAAGGGTTACGATCCCGTTGTATCCAAGAAAAGCCATCAGAGATTTTGGGTGGGTTTGTCAGATACACGAAATTGAATGTCACAAACTTGTGCCACCCCAAATGATGCAGACATTG